TGGCAAAGGTTTGCTGTACTCGGGGCAACGGGCTTCGGCCGGACTTACCGGAATGCTCCCCCGCAGTATTGAGCAATTCCTTGTTAAGCAAGGGGTTAGCCCAAGTCAAGAGCAGCTTGATGCAAGCATGGCGGCTGTTACAAAGGGGAGTGGCTGGGCGGATGTTGGCCAGTTAGCTGGTGATGTTGCTGCACAGTTCCTCCCATCAAAGAAGATAGCGCAAGCAACCCAGGGCCTAACAATGGCACGTGGTATTGCGGCCAATCTTGCAGGCCAGGGAGCTTTGAATGCTGCGCTTACTCCGGATGCTGAGAATCGTGCCGTTGGTGCTGGGATTGGTGCTGGCAGTGCTGCATTGGGTGGTGTGGTTGGTCGCGTACTGGGCGGCCCACTACGGACTGCGGTTTCTAAAGAAGGTCAAACGCTTCTTGACGCCGGTCTGACACCTACGCCAGGCCAAGTGGTCGCCGGCCCCAATGCTACTGGTGTGGGCAAACTAATCACCAATGCAGAAAAGTCTCTGGCACACTTCCCCATTGTGGGGGACGTGCTGCGTGCTCGTGCAGGTCGCGCTGGGCGTGAACTTATTGAGCAAGAAGTCAATACTGCATTGAAACCGCTCAATGTCACAGTAACCGGCGCTGGCAAAGAAGCTATTGATGCTGCGCGGGATAAGATTAGCGCAGTGTATACTCAAATGCTTCCGGAAATCACTGTGCCTGCCAGTTCGCTCCCCACATTGGTGGAGGACGCTATTGCGGAAGTTTCGAAAACCAATCCGCTGTTTGGTATCGCGCAAGAAAAGCTACTGCGCAGATTTGATCTGCGTAGGTTCCAGGAGCTAGCAGCTAAGGGCCAAGACCTTACTGGCCAAGTGGCGCAGGACATTGATGCTGAGATTGGTCAGATCATTCGCAGGCATACGCTCAAAGCAAACCCGACTCAGCATGATACGGACTTGGCTGAAGGTTTTGCAAAGGTGCAAGAAAAGCTGCGCGATGCAATGATCGGTAGTTCACCAGAAGTTACGCAGCAGCTTGCCAATGCACGCCAAGCACGTGCTAAGTTACAGTCGCTCATACAAGCTTCTGATCCAGTTTCTGGAGCAATTACGCCAAAGACTCTTGCAGAAGCTGCTGCAAAGCGCGGGGAGCTGACTGACTTGCGGCGTGCTGGCGCAGTAACACTACCAGATCTACCTGCTGGCGGCGGTACTGCAGGCAGTTTGTTGTGGCACCAACTGTTGACGCCTAGTACGCTTGGTGCAGGTGCTGTAGGCGCAGGCGCAACAGGCATGAGTACTGCGTTCCCGCTACTTGCAGGTGCAACTGGTATTGCATCGGCGTATACCAAACCAGGCATGCGGTACCTTACCGAAGGTGTCCACCCCGTTATTGATCTACTGCGCAAGAAGAAGCTCAACAGAGATGAAACTGAGGCAGTAATGCAGTTCCTTGCAGGCCAGCCGCTTCGTAGTATTGGAAACTTGGAGAATAGCAATGTCACGCAACAGTAATGGTATCTATGAGTTGCCCGTAGGCAACCCGGTTCTCCCAGGCACTATCATTGAAGCCGAGTGGGCCAATGAGACAATGGAGGACATTGCTCAGGCGCTTACTGACTCGCTCCCCCGCAATGGTTCTGCAGCTATGGTAGGACCGCTAAAGCTTTCTGGTGCTACGCCTACGAATCCTGTAGAAGCAGTCTCTAAGGGCTACGTCGATAAGTTCTTGGCGTATTCCACAGGCATGCCTATTGGCGCAGTCGCCCCCTATGCAGGTAACCAAGTACCAGGCGGTTGGTTGCTGTGCAACGGGGCTGCTGTCAGCCGTACCACATACGCAGACTTGTTTGCTGCAATCGGTACTGTTTTTGGGGCTGGCGACGGGGCACTCACGTTTAACCTGCCAGACCTGCGTGATGAGTTCATTCGTGGCACAAGCACGACCAGACCGCTAGGTACTAAGCAGGCAGCGTCTATCGCGGCGCATAACCATGCGGTTATCGATGCAGGGCACATCCATTCTGCAGAGTTTTCACAAGCTGGGCATTGGCACCAACTGGCCGCAAGTGCAGCTAGCGCGCCGGCGGTTACTGGTTCTGTGAATATCACGGGTGCCGCCCCGGGATCGTCTAGTACAGCTATAACTGGTGGCTTAAATGGTGATGCCGTTGGTGCATTCACAGTAAGTAACCCTACAGATGAGCGCATGGGGTCGCTGAACGCGCCAAGCCCTGGGTTCAAAACATTGAATATGGAAGTGCCCGCGCATACGCACGCCATTACAGGTGCCACCGCCCTCAATGAGCCAGTACCAGCGACTGTGACCATTGGTTCAGCGACTACTGGTGTAACTACCGGGCAAACTGGTGGAACTGAGACTGTTCCGCAGAACGTTGCTTTGAATTACTATATCAAGGCAGTGAACGACAGTACGGCCACGGAACCTGGCGTAACGGCTCAGCGGTTCCTAGGGTTCTTTGATGCGTCTTCTGGGCAGTTGCCGCAGCAAGTCTTCCCCACGTTCACCTACCTGGCTGGCGACTTTTACCAAATCAGTGTGCCCGGAACTTTGGCTGTGTACGACCCAGCTACTGGTGCGCAGTCATCCATTCCAGTCACTGTGGGGAGCAACATTACTTGGGTAGCTCCAGGTAGTACCCAACTCAGTGGCTGGTACTACACAGCCCATAGCACAAGTACTGCGGCTGCAGCTGTGTCGTTCGCCCCAGCTGGAAACGTGGGTGCGACCAATGTCCAAGCTGCGATCCAAGAACTTGATGCTGAGAAGGCACCAATCGCATCTGCAGCAGCAGCTGGCACAAGTTTTGTACCAGCAGCAGGTGTTACTGCTACTAATGTGCAAGGCGCTATTGAACAACTAGCTACTACCGGAGTAGTTGGACCGATGGGCCCAGCCGGTCCAGCTGGCCCGCAAGGCGTGGCTGGTCCGCAAGGTGTTGCCGGTGCGGTCGGTCCTACTGGTCCGCAAGGTGCTACTGGGCCAGCTGGTCCGCAGGGCGAAGCCGGTCCCATCGGCCCCCAAGGTGCTGCAGGCGCACAAGGTCCCATTGGCCCGATTGGCCCGCAAGGTGTGCAAGGTGACAAGGGCGACAAGGGTGACACTGGTAGTGGCGTTGTCATCAAAGGCACCTTGCCGGCAGGTTCTCCCGCCCCCACTACGCCTGTTGCTGGGGATATGTGGATTGCCGACGGCGTCCTTACTGGTTGGGTTACTGCAGTTGCTGGTGATGGCGTACTGTGGAGCGGCACAGCTTGGTCTAATGTCGGACCCATCCGTGGTCCGCAGGGCCTCCAGGGTATTCAAGGTGTTCCTGGCGATCCTGGTCCGCAAGGTATTCAAGGCCCAGCAGGAACGCCTGGTGCTACTGGCGCAACGGGTGCAACTGGGCCCGCAGGTCCGCAAGGTGCCACTGGTGCTACTGGTGCAACTGGTCCGACCGGCCCCACTGGCGCGACTGGCGCGCAAGGTATCCCGGGTCTCCAAGGTGTGAAGGGTGATACCGGTGCTACTGGCCCGGCTGGTCCGCAAGGTTTGACTGGTCCGGCGGGCCCACAAGGTATTCAAGGCATTCAGGGTATTCAAGGCCCTGCAGGTGCTTCTACAGCTGATGCAGTCTCGTACAACCCGTCAGGTGTTGGTGCAGTCGCCACTAATGTTGAAGCTAAGCTCCGTCAAATGGTCAACTTGCTTGATTACGGGGCGGATAAGACTGGTGTAGCCGACTGTACTACGGCCTTGAACAATGCCATCACTGCGGCAAAGGCGAGCTCGGGCTTTGTCTATGTACCGAAAGGTAAGTACAAGATCCAAGCCGGCGGAGTTATCCTTAACGGCATTACTATTATCGGTAGCGGCACGCCTGAGAAGAGCGCGCCCTACGATGACACCGGGTCTGTGTTCCTACTGACCAATACAGCGGCTGCGCCCTTCGCGCTGGAGTCCGCGGTTACATTGCGTGGGTTGTCGTTCTTCTACCCGGCGCAAAACGGGGCGACCGTCAATCCTGTAGTGTTCCCGCCCCTATTTGTTGGTACTTATGTCACGGCATTTGCCATGTCGTACTGTACCATTGTCAATGCGTATATTGGTTGGCAGTTCAATTCACTCGCCAATGCCGCGGTGGGCGATCTTCGCATTAGCAACAACCGCATTTACTGCATCGATAAGGTGCTGAACTTCCTCAGCGGCGCGCCTGAGATTATTAACTTCACGGACAACCTGTTTAGCATGGGTGTGTACGAGGAAGTGGCGAACGTTGGAAACAAGTACCTGCGCAACTACACTGCAAACAGCGGTACGTTCATGCATGTTGATGTGGCCGGGTCGCTTGGCTATACCAGCATGGAAGGTCTTACCATGTCTGGTAACCTGATCTACGGGTACCGCTATGGCATTCGTTTGCTTTCTGGAGTATTTTCAGTCGGCAGCATTGCCAACAACAAGTTCGACGCAGTTGCAACGGTATTTAGTGTGGAGGGTACTGCGCAGGCTTCGGCGCTTACATTGATCGCCAATCAGTTCCAATGCTACAACGTGGCAAATACTGCTGCGACAAATGATGCCATTTCTATTACGGGTACTGGTGCACATTCAGTACTTGTCATTCTCTCAAACGAGTTTGCCAATAGCCAAGGGCGCGTGATTTACGCCAATGGTACTGACCTTGCAGACGAGGTTCAGATCGTTGGCAATAAGTTCAAGTCCTGGGGCATCAATACTGCAGCAGTTACCCAATATGCGGCGATCGAGATCAATGACACCGCGCCCCCAGTTGAGTGCTTGATTGTTGGCAATCAGTTCAAGAACAACGCCGATCAGGGCAACGGCATCTGGGTACGTACTGTAACAAGCGCTTTGATTGAGGGGAACAGCTTCCTCTCTTGCTATTACCCCATTGTGGTTGGCAGCGCAGCAACTGGTGTTCGGATTTACGGGAATGTTACCAGGAGTACTCTTGGTGCAAACACGCCATTGAAGCTGGATACCGCAGTACCAGGGGCGGTCGAATCCAGAAGTAACTCTTGGGACCGACAGCCCACTCGGTGGGGGTACCCGATGCTGAAAGTTGCTTTGAGCGCAGCTCAGACATTCAATACTGGTACTTTGACACCAATTGTTGCGGGCTTTGGGGCTGAGTACTTCGACGAAGACAACAACTGGAATACTGCCACCGGCACCTTCACCGCCCCCACTAATGGGCTTTATGGGTTTGACATTATGGTGACTAGCTCTACAGCTACGACCCTCAATGATGTCTGGAAGCTGGTTGCGCAAGCCAAAACAGGCTCGACAGTTACACAGCAACCTGGGGTGGTGCAGTCCGTGGCAGTTGCGAACCAGCGCATTGTGTTTTCTACAAGTGTGAAGGTCAAGCTCTCCGCCGGAGACACGGTCCAGATCATGATTGCAAGAGCTTCGGGCACTGGCTCGTTGACCCTTGAAGCCGATGGGGACCTGACCTGGATGTCTGCTCAGAAGATCGAGTAAGCTATGGACCTTACGAAATACAGAGCCTCCCCCTATGGCCCTGGCTCGCCGCTACGTGGGGACCAAAACCAAAGCGCATTGGCCGCCGCCCTTCGGGGCTTCTTTGGACAAGAAGAACCTGGGTCTGTGCTTGATCCAGCGACCGCCCCAAATAAGGCTGTCAACAACGCTGCGCAGCTGGGGACTATTATATCGGACCTGGTACCAGGCAAAGCAGCTTTGTCAGGCGTACCGTTGCTTGCTGGCATGCTGCGCAAAGGTGGGCGGCCAGACCTGTTCCTCACCCATGGTACTGATATTCGGAGAATACTCCGCAACAATGATGTGCTTACTGAGTTGTCGCATCCCTCGTTAGGTATTACCCGTGATGCGCCCAAAACACCTTGGGCTGGACGCGACGGATCTGTGACTTTGGTTGCGCGCCCTGATGTACTCGATCCAGTGCGGTATCCAGCTACCCTCCATAACACAGATGCTTGGACCCCAGGGTACTCTGACACAAAAGCAAGGGCACTGCGTGACCTTATGGGAATACCTGCAGATACTCCTGCAATGAAAAAGATTGCGGCTAAAGGGCGCTTAGCAGATAGGTTTGAGCACAGGTTCGATAAGGGCGGGCTAAACGCAACTGGCGATGTAATAGTTGGATCTACGCGCTTCCCTTCGTTCGAAGCCTATGAAAATTCACCGATTGGCGCAGCCCTGCTTACTCGGTTTGGGCAAAATACAGGGGGTCTTCCCTCCGAAGTCCAGTCGCAACTTACCGACCTAGACCAAATCATTGCAGAGCGTTTGGCGGAAGAGCTCGGTATTAAGCACCGCGAAGGATACAGTTTAGCCGCGGAGCTATCAAAGCTTGCCAGTGGCGACACGCCGCTAGGCTTTATGTTTGAAGACGTATTGGCTGCACAAAATCTTATCAAAGAACTTCGAAGGGTGCCTCAGCAATACGCTGAGCTAAAGGCTTGGGGCCACTTACCTATTACTGGTTCTTCGTTTAGCCATGCCATTGTCAATCCAAAAGACATGGATGGGCTGGATTTTAATAACTTGGCTTCAGTATTAGATGACCGTGGTATTAAGATCATCGACTGGGTACCTAAAAGCAATAAGGCATGGGAAGATCTTGGTAAGCTTATCAATACACAAGCACTGAAGCCTTATAAGGGTAATATGCGGGCGCTACCTGAGCTTAGCGATGAAAAAGCCGGGTTCAGGGCTTTGCTCACCGAATGGGAAAAGATTAAAGGCAAGCCCGACTAAAACAGGAGCTCGGCGCGCCAATAACTGGTGGCGTTTAAGACGTCCGTTTCGATCGATATACGTATGTCTTAGCCCGAAAATTCGACGCGATACGGCTTTGTTTAACGTTCTATTTACATCCTCGAAACGACGTCCGAAAGCCGTTTCGGACAGCTATTCCTCCCCAAAATGCAAAAAGCCCCTAAGTCCTAAGACCTAGGGGCTTTGTACATCGTGGGGAGCACTCTAGACTACGGTAGCTCCATCAGTGCGCGGATGTCTCGCGCAAGGCTTGTAGCGCCATCGCGGGCTCCCTCGTTGTGCTGATTGCCGGTGGCTATCCATTGCTCCCAGGCGAAGATTTCAGCCCTGTCGCAGATTTCAGCGGCACGTTCTAGCGCGGCATCGTGCGAGATGCGCCAGCATTCCTCGAAATACTGCTTCACCTCGTCGCACTCTGCGGGCTTCGGCAGCTTCCACCATTCATTGAAAGTCATTTCTTGTCCTTTAGTGCGCGGATAGCTTCGGCACATTCATTTGCGCATTCATACGCATTGGCGAATGAAAGTTCATCCAATATGGTTTCGCACACCTCAGCAGCCCGTTCCAGCGCGGCATCAACTGCTTTGTCAACCTGATCCTGCGAGTAAAGCGGTGTCCACCCTTCGCCGGGCGTGTATCCATCCATCTGTTTGATGACGCGCAGGGCGTGGCGGTCGTCTGGCGCTGGCAGTGCCAAATACTCTCTAACGGCGTTCTTTGCCCTATCTACGCACGGAGCACCTGCGCAAGTTTCTAGTGCATCTAAAGCCTGCCACAGCAGCTCCCGTTCAATGGTGATGGTGGTCACTTGACAACCTCCCCCACAATACTCCATTCAGCATCGTCGCCAAGTATTATGAATGGGTCGTCTTTGGCGTTTTTAACATCCAACGCAAGTCGTTCTTCGTCAGTGTTATATCCGGGGTAGTTATCAGGATTTACTACGTACTCAACCGTCACGGTAAACGTGATCCGGTTCTTGGTGATGGTGGTCATGGCGACACCCCCAGCAGTACAACAAGGAACAGGACAGCCAAGATACAAGCGATTAAGACGATGACGTCCTGCCAATCCATCTTGGTCTTGATCTCGTATCCTTTGTGGTCTTTCATTCTGCTGACTCCTTAATGTAGTTCGACAGTCGGGAGATCAGGCCGTCGTTGTAGCTCGCCAGTGAGGCGTAGTACTCGGCGTGTTGCATTGCTGTGAGATAATCACGCTTGGCTTGCTCCAGATCGCGGACCGCAATCTCAAGAGCAGTGGGCTTACGGAAATACTGACGAAAAAGATTGAACATGAGTTACTCCACGATAAAAGGCCGCGTGCGTATGTCCGCGATTCCGGATTCGGTCAGAATTGGTGGCGCCAATTGTCTGATCGTCCGCCCCGTTCTGAACCACATATCTCGTACATAGTGCTCCATGTCATGCGATTGCCCGTAAACAATGGTATGGCAGCCTGTGTTCATGAGCGCCTTCATACAGGGGGTGCACGGCAGGATAGTGGTATAGCAGACTGCAATATTGTTGTGTTCTTTGCAGCGGATAAGGGCGTTGATTTCCGCATGAACTCCCATACAAGTGTCGCTCCCCGCTTTGCTTTCAGCACCAGGGCATGACGCATCGATGCAGTGCGGGAAGCCAGCTGGCACGCCATTGTAGCCAGTAGATAGAATGTGCCCGTAGTCATTGACCAGGACACACCCGACTTGACGCTTTACGCAAGTAGCTCTACGAGAGAGCACTTGCGCAATAGCCATCATAGTCTCATCCAGTGAAGGTCGCGTCGCCATCGATTGCTCGTGCAAGAATTGCAGCAATTGCTCGTTCAGGACCCACCCAACCTTCCGGCTTCACAGCATCATTGGCAATACCACGCTTGGTAGTGCCTTTGACTTTCTTCATGTTGGCAGCATGGACTACGTCCCAGACTTTGTCGAGCGGAATGCCCATGGTCAGGGCCGTACCCATAGCCACGTAGACCATATCAGTGAGAGCATCGGCCGCCCCCACTATGTCGCCAGCAGTAGCAGCTTCGACAAACTCGTCCAACTCTTCAGACAAGAAGTTTGCACGTGCAAGTATAAACTCTTCATCGACCAGGGTGGGGAGGTCTGCCGGCTCGATGCCGGTAATGTCTCGTTGAAAGGTTTCAACGTCTTTGAGAAGTTGTTTCATGCCAGGAGCTCGTATTTGATGGGTTCGTGATACTGGTAGTCAACCAGGCGGATGTGCTTCGGCTCGAAGTTATCGAGCGTAGCTTCAGGACTAAGCCAATAACCAGGAAGCTCAAGCGGTTCGCGCTCGAGTTGAAGTTGCGCATTGTCGCTGTGGGTCACATAGATATGCGTATCGCCGGTCATGAAAGCCAGGCGCCCAGGCTGCAGGTTTACTGCTTGGGCAACTAGTGCAAGTAGCGTGGCGTACAGGATAATGTCAGCCGGCAGGCCGAGGCAAACATCCACAGAGCGCATGTAAACAATGGCATCAAGCTCACTGCCGTTCACATTGAACTGTGTAAGCAAGTGACACGGGGGGAGGCACGCTTCATGGAGCGTTGACGGGTCGTAGGTCGTGAGCAAATGCCGACGGCCATACGGGTCTTTGGTCAAGCCTTCAAGCAGGACATCGATTTGGTCAATGCCATGCTTGCCAAACTTGCGCCACTGCGCTCCATAGATATTGCCCACTTGCCATTCATCAGGATGGCGGTTGCGGTTGACATCCCACTTTGCAGCATTGTCATTCCAGTAGTTGCAGCCAAACCGCTGAAACTCCTCGAGCGTCGTAGCGCCACGCAAGAACGCAGCTAGCTCCCCCCATACACCCGCCGGAAACATCTTGCGAGTGGTCAGAATAGGGAATTTACCTCGTTGCAAGTCCATAATGGCTACTGTGGCGCCAAAGACTTGACAAGTGCCACCAACGCGGGAAGATCGCATTCGACCTTGCTTGAAGATTTCAACCATCAAGCCTAGATATGCGTGTTCAAACTGGTTCATTTGTACAACTCGTTGATTTTGATGTAGGGCTCCGACAAACCGGGTTGCACAGGCCCTTTGACTTGCATCCCAGTGTATGGGTCATCAATCGGCAACTACTGGGTCAAATTTGGTCGGCGTTTCCGGCTTGGCAGTCAATTCAAGCCAATGCAAGTAGAACGTTGTGTAGGCGATTAGGTCTTGGAGCGTGTCTTTGACCGAGTCAAAGTTCGGAGTGCTACCTTTCTCGATCAAGCTACGCAGTCGCGTGGCTTTGAGATGGATCATCTGCACGTAAGACACATCACCAAAGGGGAAGTAATCTCTCAGTTTGACCTTGGTGTTGTAGTCCGCCCCCTTCTTCGCAATGAGTTCACGAATGGGGGCGACAATCTTGTCAAATTCTTGTCCGTTCATTTATTGGGGTCCTTAAGTGAAAACAGGCACCGAAGTGCCTGTTAAGGTTGAACAGCGGTCAAGATCAGACCAGTGCGGGTTCTTCGGTCGGCGCCGTGGCGTCAGCCGCCGGTGCCGGCGCAGCCGCAGCCGCAGCCGCAGCCTTCTGCGCGACCACGATCTTGGCGCGGTAGTAGGCGATGCAGGCTTTCGAGGTCTTGGCAGTCGGGAACTGCGCGGTCACAGCCGTGAGCACTTCGGCGTTGTTCTTACCTTCGCGGATCAGCTGCTTGGCGAAAGCGCCCACACCCTGGTTCGGACCACGCTTGCCCACGGTGGCATACTTGCTGTTGTCGCCGGCGGGGATCAGGACAGGCTTGCCGGAGGCTTCGACTTCGGTACCGCCTTCAAAGGGTGCACCGACATCGGGCTTGGTAGTCAGTTCGTCCAGGTAGTGCTTGGCGGCGGTTTTGCTCTTGAACTCGGTCTTGGCTTCGGAACCGGTACGTTCGGCTTGAACGGCGATCGCAGCGACCAACTCGCTCATGGACATGTTGTCATTGGACATTGAGGATTCTCCTAAAGGTTGCGGGTTACACAGCGTCGTGCTGTACGTATATTGTATCGCGCTTTTCTTCAAAATCGCATCCAAAATTGCAACAGTCTGTAACGATCTGTAACGATTAGTATTTATTACCTTTTTTAGAATTTTCTGATTTAGTGAGTAGTTGCAGGTTATTTTCTACATGCAATCCACTTACAAGTTTACCTCGTAATGGAATAACATGATCCACAGTTAAACCCTTTGTAGCAGCCTCTTGATAAATAGCTTCGATGCGCTCTAGATTAGCCCATGGCGGTACGCGGTTTTGCTTTGCTAATTCATACTTACGGTTGAGCGCCAAACGTTTAGCTGGATATTTACGATCCCAGTTTCTAGAATACCGTGCGCGGTCTTCTGGTGCTAGTAATTTACTCCTAGCACGGTTATACTCAGTAAAACAAGCCCAGCATCTTCCCATATGAAACCCACTGGCTACGCTATGTCGCTTAGCCGTAGGATTATACGGTTTGTTTTCTCCACAATAGCTACAGTATCTCATCGCTTGAGTGCTTTGAACAAGTCTTCTTGGACTACATCCTTAGCGCTAAGCACTCGGGCCACACGGGCATCGATTGTCTTATCAGCTGCAAGGATATAGTTGAAGACTCGTTGAGTTTGACCTTGGCGGTAGATGCGGGCAATCAACTGCGAGTATTCTTCATAGTTATAGGTCAAAGTAAACCAACAGATGGCGGCTCCCCCAAATTGCAAGTTCAATCCGTGCGCTGCGGAGGAGGGCTGTACCAGAAGAATCTCGTGTGCGCCGCTATTCCACATGTCAACTGTGCCTTTCACGACAAAGCTGTTCATACCCCCTTTGAGTACAAGCGCCTTGGGGAAACGCTCTTTGAGCCGAATGAGTTCATGTTCAAACTGGTACGCCACCATAAGGGGAGCGCCGGCTAGTTCATCTACGAGGTCCTCAAGCGCATCGAGCTTCTTGTCATGAACTCTGTGCCAGGTTTCAGAATCCTGGTAGATTCCGCCCCCAGTGAACTGTCGAAGCTTGCTAGTTAGTACACCAGCATTAGCAGCGGTGACATATCCAGCTTCTTCCATCTTGATGATGAACTGGTCCTCCAGCTCTTCATACTTATTTTGATCCGCCTTGTCCAAGTACACCGGCCGAGGGATTGTCAGAAGCTCTGGCAAGTTGAGCCACTCCTTAGGATCTAGGTACATGGCCATGTCCTCAAGACGCTCAATGAGCATTTTGGATTTTTCTGGCGTGATATACCAACCGTAGTCGTCATTGGGCTTCTGGTGGAAGTACTTCATGCGGTAGTGCGTGATGTACCGTCCAAGTCGCCGTCCTTGATCGAGGATGTACACCTGGCCAAAGAGGTCAATTAGCCCGTTCGCAGCGGGGGAACCTGTTAAGCCCCAGCGGAAGCGAAAGTGGGGGAGCAACGGTTTGATGTACTCGAAGCGCTTGGACTTGTGGTTCTTGAGCTTCGTAATCTCGTCACAAAGTAGGATGTCAAACATACCAGGTTTAATATGCTGGTGCGCCCAAGCCAAACCGTCGTAGTTCAAAAGAACAATGTCAAGCTTTGCTTTGAGAACATGAACACGATCCTCGCCATGTGCAAAGCCTACAGTCAAGCCCTGGAACTGGAACCACTTAGAAATCTCAGCTGGCCAGGTTGCTTCGCACACCTTCTTGGGTGCTAGGATCAGCATCTTCTTAGCGTACCCCATCTTACGAAGGGTTATAAATGCCTCCAACGAGCAACTGGTTTTGCCCATGCCCGGCGGCAAGAATAGCGCGCCTTCAGGACGGGTTACGAGCCACTCGACGGCGCGCTGCTGGTAGTCGTGTGGGACCCAGGTCTTCGCAGCAAATCCGCTAAGATCAACTTGAACTGTTCCGTCGAGTCCACCCGCTCCGCTATGAACCCCATCGCCTGCAGCTGGCTCTGAATGTGTACTTGCAGCGGTCTGAGCTGCTCCCCCGGTCGTTTGAATTCCAAGAATGCTATTTGCGCCTGTGGACATAGTAATACCCTATCTGGCCACCCGCGTGACCCTTGAATCTTAAGCAATATGCACCCAGCCTTTTGGGCCAGGCGCATACAGGCCCGCTCGATGTCAGCTTCTAATACTGGCATGGACCATTTTTGGTCTTGGAAAAGTCGCACCACCGACAGTTGGTTGACGGCGTAGGCTTGAAGACTTCGTCTGCAAACATGGGGGCGAAGTACTGCTCGTACTTGGGCTTAAGCGCTTCAAGCTGTGCCCGTGTGTATTCCTGCGAGTACACCTCCCCCGTATCCAGGAACCAATACTCAGCGAGTACTTTCTGCACCGTGGGGTAGACACTGCCACCGCAGATGGCATAGAGCTCGATTTGCTCAGGCGATGGTACTCGGTATTTGCCGCTCTTGAAGTCAATGATGACAAGCTGGTCGCCCTCAACATAATGGGCATCGGACTTAGCCCGAAGCCACGTGTCTTTGTGGAACCAGTCAGGCAGTCGCTCCCACTGTTTGTTCAGACCCCATGCCTGTTCAGCCTGGAACATCTTAGTCTTGATGTTATCAAAAGCTTCTTTCCAGCTTGCAACCTCTGGCATGAGGTCTGCAGACCACCCGTTAAGGTAAGTCTCGATGTTTTCATGCATCTTGTTGCCGCGCTCCATTGCGGGGGAGCCACGTGTCGGCAGTTTCTCCACAAATTGGTAATAGAACTTCTGTGGGCAGCCGCGGTAGGCCTCCAGCTTGCTAAACCCGACTGGATCGTTGTACTTTCGCATTCCATGCTCCTATTAGTGGTTGAAAATTTGGCACAAGGGCCTTTGCACGAGCCCGCGCCGCTGCGCGAGCATCTTTACGGATTTGGTTTTGGTACGCGCTATGGCAATCCCAGCAAAGCGACCCGCAGAACCCACGAGGTTTACCAGTGGATACTGACGGGTTAAAGGGCTTTGTTTGACCGCAATGGTCACAGGTCCGCGAAGTTGTAGCCCCTGCTTTCATCTGAAGTCACCTTGTAAAGGAGGATGTCTTGGAACGAGCCATTCATGGCCCATTCGAGTAGCTCTGCTTCGTGGTCCTGGTGCTCGACAGGGCACTGCACCACAAGTTGGTCATGCACAGTGAGGAGGAGCTGTCCGTGCTCTGTCTTGCTGGCATAACGGATCATCGCTTCTTTGGTTTGGTCTGCCGCAGAGCCTTGAATCTTGTAGTTCGCCAGTTTGTACTCAAAAGTACGGAACGCACCGTTAACTACTGCCGGCTTCTGCACATAGTAGTGCCGACCACCAATGGTCTCAGTGTAGGATCGGGATTTGCCGAGCGTGTTGAGCTTGCTCTGAAACTCTTTGATTTCAGGCAGAGCCTGTAGGTAACGCGTCTTGACTGACTGCGCCTCCCCCACAGTGATACTTAAAGACTCTGCCACACGCGCCACACCAGCGCCATAAAGTACCGCGAAGCCTAGGGTCTTGGCAACTTTACGCGTGATGCCAGCAATATCTGCGGCGATCATGTGCACGTCTTTTGTGGGATCGGCCTGAAGGCTTTTGAGCATGCCACCATTGGTGAAATGCGCGAGTAGCTTCATTTCCTGTGCCGAATAGTCTCGGCCGATCAGGATCATACCATCATCGGGCACAATGTACTTGCGCATCGAGGGGAGCTCGAATGGGAGCTGATAGCCGATCTTGTCAAGCTGTGCCCTTAGCCCTTCCCACTCGACGGGGATGTTTTGCAGATTGGGGGAGCTGCTGAGACGACCAGTGCGAGCGCCTGTGTCCGAGTAGTTCCGGACTTGATTCCATTGCATGTACAACCGCCCTGTTGCTTTGCCTTGTGTAAGCCAGGGTTGGTAGAAGGTGCGGACGCAGGTGGCAACGGAGCCGCGAACAAGCAAGTGGCCAAGTAGTAGCGGATCATTCACAGCTCCGATCAGAGATTCTTTGGACGTCGAGCGAAGGCCTGTGGGCGTAGTCATGAAGCCTTTGGACAAGCCTGCAGCTTCAATGGCATCAGCCAACTGGGCATTACTGTCCACGTCGACTTCCCGCCCCACAATCTTGCAGATCTCTTGGTCAAGCCATTCGAGCTTATCAAAGTAGAAGTCGCAGTCGCGCTCCAGGTTCACCACATCGAGCTTGATGCCACGACGCTCCATTTCAAGGATGTGCGGCATGAGCTGCATCTCGCGCTTATATGCATCGAGCATTGTGGAGGCGGACACGATCGGATACAGGTAGTTGAACAGCTTGGCTGTACGAACCACATCGCCTTCCGCGTACTCTCCCACCAGATCACCAGGTGCTTTGGCGATGTAGGCACCCCACCCTTTGACGTCTCGACACACGCCATGCCGAATGAGCCATTCTTTCACGGCGTCGCGCTCGGTGGGTGGCATACCAAGAAGCTGCTCGCATAAAGGCTTGAGGCTCAGCTCCCCGAATGGGTCAACCAGAAATGCCAGCACCATAGTATCATGCATCCGCTCCCACGGTACTTCGAGGCCCATCTCAATGAGCACAGCAGCATCGAAGCTGGTATTGTGGCACACGAAGTGCATATCTGGTTGTGAAAGCACTGCGGAGAGGGCAGCTTTGCCCGCTTCGTAGGTGCAGTTGTTGTTGGTCGGATGGCCCCAGGCGTAATACCGGGAAGCGCCGCCGTCTTCATAAATGGCAACACCCACCGGCTTGGGTGGGTACTTTGGACGAGGCTCGATGCCTTCAGTCTCGAAATCCAGCGCAGTAATGTTCATGAAAAAAGCCCCTCGAGCTTATTAAGCCCGAGGGGTAAAGCCCGCGGCCATGGCGACTGCGAAGTCAACCGCGGGAGGGAGGTTTCAGTCATCCAGGGACGGATACGGCGTGAGGGCCAACTCAGTGGCTTCGGCTTGCTTCTTCATGAGCAGCGCCATGTCCATGTTGTTGGTCACTTCTTTGATGTTCAGATGAACCTTGAAGAAGCTCTTCTTGTCTTCGGTCACAGACAAGGTCGCCACGCACTCGCCAAACAACTTGCCGGCTTGGATACAGCGCGAAGTGAAGGTCTGAATGGCCGCCAGCGACGTCACTGGAATCTTCGCCGTCGACATAGGCGCAATGTCCAGAGGCGTACCCGCCGGGACAACAATCATGCGAGCACCTTCACGACAGGCTTTGCCACGGCCCTTTGGTGCGCTCCCCCACTTGTTCTTCGGACACTCAGCACAAGAGGCAGCTTGTGGGTCCGCAGCTTCACTGTGGGGAGCACTGTCGTCCAATGCGTAGCATGCAGGCACCTGGGTTTTGTCTGCGTCATACTCGCCGTCGTACCAGGCACGCTCGCCGATCACAGCCAGCACTCGGACGTCGGCTTGGTTGTTGGGCACTTCTTGACCGTCCACCTTCAGACGGGCGTTCTTGAAGCTGATGTAGCTGCCCGTGGTACGCATACCTTGGGCGGCCAGTGCTTGTGCAGCGAGCTGGCGCTGCAATTGTTGTTCGAGGGTTTCGACTTCGGTTCCGGGTTTCTTGCTCATCGCTTTGCTTTCGTAAGTGACAGGGAGAGTTCAACAAAGGCTTCCGTGCCAGGGACAAGGAAACCATCCTTTTCAAGCTCAGCCCAAGCTAAGCTGGAAATTCGCTGGTGCAACAGATCAAACCGATCATTGGATTTGATGTAGTCATAGACCTGGTGCCAATCAGTGACAATAGGCTTGGTTGCAGTCTTGAGGGAGGCAGTAGCAATAGCTCCACGTGCTGCACCAAGACCTGCGTCACCAATCATGTGCATGATCTCATCAGTACGAGTACGCTCTTCGTCTTTGATGGTATCGACTTCTTTTTGAAGCGCGAGGCGCTTTGCCCGGAGCTCATAGAGCTCGTCGATCTTTTGGCCGAGGCTCATCGTGTCTCCCGTGAGACAACCATGCGCCCGTCATTGTGGGAGAGCCGGATTGTTGCTTTGGTGTACTCGAAGACTGCAACGTGGTTGCACGGTACGTGGTCATTCAAGCCGTAGCTTTGCCCACTTGGCGTGGACTCGATGTGGTGACTTTGAAATTCACCAGCGTCTTTCAGGGCCGTAGCCCAACTTACTTCTTTCATCTTAGCTCCTATTACAACCTGAGACATTCAGGTCGTGCTATAATTATAACGCTGATTCGCCCCCAAAACGCGCCAAGGGCGAATTTATTTTACGAGTTGTCTTCCCAGAGCTCAAGCGCGGATTCAGGGTAAATCTGCACGCTACCGACTTCTGTGTCTGACTCTACAGCCCAGCCAACAGGTGTCAGCGTGGTGCTGTACCACCCGACAATGCGACCTTTCCACTGGGAGCCTTTGATCTTTCGCACATGGTCGCCGATCTTGAGCTTCCCCGCGCACCGCTTCCGTTCGTGGGCTACGGCGGCTTGCCATGCTTGAAAGCGCAACGCTTCACTGTCCGCATACATCCAGTCATCGTGTATTGATGTGAAGTCGTCCCACCACGCTTCAAACGCTTCTCTGTTCACAGGTCCTCCCGGATATGTTGGAAGGTAGGGAAGCGCGGTGTGTTCACAGCCCCATAGGCAAACACACGGTAGTGGATGATTTCCCCAACGAGCTTATCTTGGTTCTCCCAATAGAACTTCCGCATGTCATGGGTCATCCGCCCTGGTGAGACTTGGAGCTGCTGGCCGGTTTTGACGTCATAGCCAAGTATCGTCCCAACAAGACCATTTCGCACCATGCCAGCCTTCGCCATAGAGCGTGTCGATTCCCCCAGCGCGCCGCGTGTCTGCTCGTTCTCATTTCGAACACCTTCCACCAAGTTCGTAACCATCAGCTCACCGTCTGTGAACCGCTTCAGCTTCCCCAAGATGCGATCGCGAAGGGTGGAACGCCCATGCTTGTACAAGCCGTTAGGGTCCCGGCACATGATGCCCTCGAAACCATTACTAAGCACAGTCTGCTCGTACTCGGCAAGCATTGTGGGGGAGCTGATCGGGTCATGGGGTACAATAGTCAGCCGGTCGTTCTTGAGCAAGCTTAACTTCTCAAACCGACGTGTGAAGACCCCAGGCTCATGCGCCAGGTCAAAGACATGGAACATGAACTCAGGCTGACCGTGCTCGCTCATCACACCACTCACCGTACGGTTTAGCACTAGGCCCTGGTTCGGTGCCCCCACAATGAGCTCACCATCCAGGCCATCAGGTAGGCCCTGGAGTTGCTCTTGAATGAAGCTGTTGCGGATGGGCTTTAGATTGCGGCTCATTGCGATGCCATTGTGGATAATGCATCGGATGCCATCTAATTTGGGGGAGACCACGAGCGGGTAGACTAGTTGGTCAGGATGCTCGATCGTAGCTGCCAGAAGCGGTTTGTAGGTCATTAAGTTCTCCGTTCGAAGATAATATACGGCGAGTACCCTCGTGGGTATACGCAATGAATGTGCTGTAGCTCAAGCTTTGCTATCATGTCGTATATCATATTCAACATGTGGATATTTGCGTGGTGCGTCTTATAGTGATCTACAACATAGACTTTGATGCCTGGATTGGTAATTGCAGCTGCAATGGTTTGCAAGGCTGCGGCAGTTGTTCTACCAGTTCGTCGGTCTGGCTGACTCAAAAATAGTTCGATGTGCTTTGGATCATGCAATGGATGCACTATACTTGCTCCATTTGGTTGAGTTGTGCTGCTTTGGGTTGTCGCCATTTGAGGACGTACTCGCGGGCTATCTTGAGATAGCAGTCCCAACACTTGGCGCCATGAAAGCCAGACGCCTTAGTGTACTTGATCGCCATGGGGTTGAATGGTTTCAGCTGGTCGCAGTACTTGCAATGCTTTAGGTTGGAACAAGTATCCTGCGACCATTCGCTTTGGGTCTGTGTATGAGCCAAGATAGGCCTCCTTCTGTTGCGGGGTTGAAAACTGGAATTGCGGGACTCGCACACGGTACGACTTTGCCTCGTATTTGTACGCGGGGGCGGATGTCAGTTGAATGAGCATCCGTGATACATAGTTGGTGGATTGCGGGCCGGACTGACCCATAAGGTTGTTCACATACTCAGCAGTGAGGAACATATGCTCACCAGACTTGGTAGTCACCCGGGCTGCATTGCCTGAGTCCAAAAGGTTGGTGATGAAGTCCACAGTTGCTTCAGACTTATGGAACTGTGTGTTCACAAGCTCTTGAGCGTTCTCAATATACCCAAACTCTTCTAGAAGCTCGGACGGCGCCGTTGTTATGTCTACCTTGAGCTCATACCACGGACTTTCGCGGATAGTCTCTTCATGGTGGACTACTTCAGCCAGAAGCTGTAGCTTGTAGTCATAGTCCATGTACTTGATGCTCTTTGCTTCAAGATTAAGAAAGCGGCGGGAGCCTGTCAGGTCTGCAAGTTGGTCACGTCGGTTTGTAGTGCCAACAAAGATAAAACCACGTTGAATGCTTGAGGTGACTTTGGCATAAACCTCACGATGCTGGTCTTCAACTTGCGAGATGACTTGCTTCATGATGTCTGTGTTTGACTTCCTAGAGTTAAACACTACGCCCTCAGCCAGGTCCACTACAAGTGCACGCTTGAACGCAGTTGCTTGGTCACGGCTTTCGCCTTCCTCCAACTTAGTGCATGCATGGTAGAAGGTAAAGCCACCGAAGGACGCTAACGCTTCAAAAAAGGTTGACTTCCCGATGCCCTGCGCACCAACAAGAATACAACAATGGTCGACTTTAGTACCAGGCCGCAGAATACGGAGGGCGAGGCCAGTCATGAGCAGCCGTCCCCATTCGTTTGCGTACTCGGGCCAGTCTGTCTCAAAATACTCAGAGCCCCAAGTGTTAAGTCGCGGCACACCATCCCACTCTAAGCTCTTAACGAGCTCTTGAACTAGGTCCCGCTCATTTCCTTCAAAGACCATATTACAGGCATGGCGTACAGTGGAGGGGGAGAAATGGGCTGAAATCTGATCTTGTAAGTACTCCAGCCCGTCGTACATAATGTCGCCGCTGTAGGTATTGCCATTGTGAATAATACCTAGGCGGCGGTCTTTGAATGTAGAACCAGCAAAGTGGTCTTGGAGTAGTCGGTAGGCATTTAGCTCATTTCTAAGGATGGTGCCTTTTTCGTTGGTCTTCAGCTGCAACTTCTTATACAAATTCTTGCGACTGATCTCAAGATCTGATATGGATATTGCTCGCAAATGGGAGAGCTGTGCTAATGGATCTGCTACGAGCCAGTCATCAACCCCCTTGCCGATAGGTGGTTTGAAGAGCTGAACACTCGAATTCTGCATCTCCAGCAGACCATTGAGCGTGTGAGCAGCTTGTTGAATTCCGATCTTGTTCTCAATGTCACCATCAAAGATGACATGTACGACCTGACCTGGGGCCACTGCGCGAAGGATATCGGGCATCAATGTCTCAGTGCCATTGTCATGCTTCTCACGAAACATCCAGCACCCACCAATGCCGAGAACCTTAAGACTTGGGAACCGCTTGCGAAGGGCTGCGGCTTTCAGTTCACCCTCCACTATGTATATGATGGGGGAGGACCTGAAGGTCTCAATGTCATCATGGGGAGACCACCAGACCCCTGTCCGACCCTTCGGACCAATGTACTTGTCCACCAGCCGGTCGTACCTGATCCGGTACATGTTAGGGTCATGATACGGAATCAAAAACCCAGGAATGTGGTTCATGCCAATAGGTGCTACAGGATATGCACCAAGGTCCTCGGGCGTAAGACCAGATGCCCCGAGCTTAGCCAACATGAACTCACGCGAGGTCGGATGCTCGACTGGCAGTGGTCTTGCCAATTGCAAATAGGGTTTAGCCATCAGTGTCTCGTACTAGAGTCTGCGTCCCGGTAAGAAAACCCCCGGCACCGTGGTGCTGCACCGGGGGTTTCCAACTCACCATCGAGCCGAGACAGACTCTATCACCAGCGTTGCACTGGTGATACATTAATTATACGTCATTTGGACGATCGAGGGAACGATTATTTTCAGGGCATTGCTACTTATTTTAAGAGTTAGGCCCCTTGCCCTAGGGTCTTTGTCCATACCGCGCCGTTGATTGAAGAATTATGTGCGTGCGTGGTGCGTGTAGTGTGTATTTAAGTGGTATGTATTTATAAATAGTTGGTAATTGGTAGTTATGTGTAGTGTATAGTGCACAAGCAGTGAACAAAATCGGGAACTGGGTGTTCTGTGGACAACGGGTTACTTAGTGTACTTTATGGGCTATGCGCTACGGGTTACTTAGTGGCTGCTGTGCCCTTTGGGTTACTTGCTGTGCCCTAATGTGGGTATTACTTAGTGTACCCTATGGGCTATGCTCTATGGGCTACTTAGTGTACCCTATGGGCTACTTAGTGTACATTGAGGGGAGCCACAACCGGCCTTTGGCTGAGTAAGAGATCGGATAATTATGTGTGTGCGTGGTGTGTGTAATGTGTTTTATATATAATGAATGATATTTATATAACCCTATATAAATAAATAAATGTCGAAACGTGATTTTCGGCTGAACGCGCGACGCGCAGTGCGCAACGAGGGCCCGTTTTTAGCGCTAAGGGCCACATTTTTCAGCCATAGCAGCTCCCCCACAATGCCCAAAGGACACCATTTTCAGGGCAAAGCCCCTCGCCCTCTGGGCCCAGTGCTTCGGGCAAAAGAAAAGGGCCTCTGCTCGAGGCCCTTTGGGCTTTACTCTTTGTCTTTAATGGTTATCCATATGGTGGCCACTAGAAATAGCGCCCAGTACCACTTAACAAAGCAGAGAGCTATTAAGAAAAGCAATATCAGCGGCACTTGAACAGCTCCCCCACAATATAGATCAGCAAACCAATGAGCCCCGCTAAGAGGCCCAAGATCCCCAGCAAGATCATGTCACGATTTTACCACTGGGGCCCAGCACGATGTACTCCCGCTCAGTGTCCAGTGAATACGTAAACCAGTCTGGGTCTGCAACATCCGCTGCTTTGGCCTCAGCCTCTTCCGGTGTGTCCACCCCCGTAACGCGAAGGACTTGGGTCACAGTCCTTTGGACATAGAACGTGGGTTTGTTGATCTTCAGCCAAGTGTCCACAGCATTCCTGGCGTAGATTTCCAGGTCGTAGTTAGTTATTGGGTCCAGGTCTCCGGTCTCGCGTTCAGGATGGAGTTCTTGGACCTTAGCCCAAAAGGCATCAAGCGCAAGGTCTAGGGTTTCTTCAAGGTTCTTCATTTTCGGTCCTTAGTTTTTGGCTCTTCAAACTATGTCCTACGGATTTAGGGCATAGTCCAAAGAACTGGCGGAGGATTGCTCCCCCGCCATGCACTTAGGCCTTCACTTGTTGGGCTTCATACTCAGCCCGAAGTTTGGCCTCATTGTCCTTCAGCCATTGCTTGAAGCCATCAACAGGGGCTTTCTTCTTGAGATCAGACTTGTACCATGCAATGCATGCAATGGATGTCTTGGCCTCGGGGTATTCCTTCTTGATTTGTTCAAGAATGCCCTTGTTGTCCAAGATGCCTTCTTGGAGCAATTGCCGAGCACGTTCGCCGACTTTGGGTTTCTGAACAGTTGCAACAGGGGTTTCAACAACTGCAACTTCTGCAACGGGGGTTTCAATTTTCTTGGCCATGATGGACTTCCTGTAGATTGAGTTTCACACTGTGTATCAAACAACTCATTTTGTTTGATGAATCTATTATATATCACTACTACGTAGTTACAAAAGAATTTTATAGTTATTTTTCATCTTTAATAGTAATATAGTAAACTCTTGAGTTTAAGTTAATTCATAATTATGGTAACAGTAATGAGAATCATTCTCGTTGGATATATAGTAGTCGACTATTACTATCGAGTATAAATGGTGACCGATGGGTTATGACCTATACCCGTTGGTTGTAGTCGACTATTAACATATATGGGTTAGTGTAATGAGAACGAGAATCATCATTGTTTGAACAGTTAAATGATAACAGTAATGAGAATGATTCTCGTTCTCGCGGGAGCCAGGATTCGGATAACGGGCGTGGGGGCCTTGTCCGTTTGAGCGTGTGTCGTCCCACGAACTACATCCAAAACGGTCAATCTCTACTACAATACACTTTTTCTATAAAAGGTCGGATCTCTACCAAGTACGTTCGGCCGTACGAATCGAATCGATTTTGCCCCTGTTTTACTGCTGAAAAAGATGCAAAAATGTAGCGCTAAAGGCCACATTTTCGGCTGTTTTTGACATCTTTTTTGATTAAAATTTACGCAAAGCGTCACCAAAATCGACGAATCAAAAATTCGTGTGCGTACGTCCGGCTGCGTCGGCCGTGGCCGAACTCGTAAAATATATTTCCACTGGGAGCCGAAACGTGTCATAATAGGCCATGCAGAGCCTAATTCCGACACCGCAACCTAATGCGCGCCCGAGAAACTCGCCGTTGGACGAGGAGGTCTCCCCCCGCGTTGTCAACCGCCAGTTGCGCGAGCTGTTTCGTGAGGCGTTCGACCACCTTGGTGGCGCAGCTTGGCTTGTCGAGTTTGCATCTGCCAACGACGCCAATGCGCGTGTCTTCGTCCAAGCCATCAGTAAGCTCCTCCCCCCCACTGCGGATCCCAAGACCTCCGAGAAAATTGTCCTTGATATTCCGTGGTTGCAATCAGGTCGCTTGAACTACCGTGATGGAACCACGAGCGACGACCAAGTCCAAGACGTGCCCATTAAGACCTTGACAGGTGAGTAAATGGACCTTACACAGTACAGTTCCTCCCCCTATGCGGAAGGTGGCAAAGCTCGCAACACGCAAAGAAACCCTTTGTCCGCGGCGCTTCGTGGCCAAAAACTACCTGTTCCAGCTAATTCATTACCGTAATGGGCCTCGTATACTCACCACGGACACAGTTCGCCCCCTTCCACCATAGGAATCAGCGGTGGGCGATCATGAACACCCATCGCCGGGCGGGGAAAACTGTTGCCCTGGTAAACGACATCATAGTTGGCGCGCTTGAGTGTCAACAGTACAAGCCCCAGTTGGCTTACATTGGCCCTACGTACTCCCAGGCGAAGCGCATTGCTTGGAACTACATTAAAGACTTTGGCGAAAAGTACTTTGGAAAACCGCCTCAAGAGGCCGAGCTGAAGGTCACGCTTATCAATGAGGCTGTGATCTACGTCCTTGGCGCGGATAACGCAGACTCTTTGCGCGGTATGTACCTTGACGGCGTGGTCATGGACGAGTATGCCATGTTCAAGCCGAGCGTGTTCCCCCAGATTATTCGCCCGGCGCTGTCCGATCGGCACGGTTGGGGTGTCTTTGCGTCCACCCCTCGTGGAAAGAACCTCTTTTACGACGCCTTTAAGCTCGCAGAGCGTCTCCCGAGGGAGTGGTACCACCTTACACTCAAAGCGTCTAGTTCTGGGATTATTCCAGCAACTGAATTGGCAGCGCTTAAGCGTGACATGGACCCCGAAGAGTACGCGCAAGAGTATGAATGCTCGTTTGATGCTGCTTTGAAGGGCGCAATCTACGCAAATGAAGTAAACTTGATGTTTGCTGAAGACCGCGTAGTTGATTATGAGCTGTTTGACCCCAATTACCCAGTCCATGTTGCATTTGACCTAGGTTTTACTGATGCAACTGTCTGTATTTGGTTCCAAATTACCAAAGGAGGCATCAATGTGGTGGCTGCTGAAGCAACTACTGGTACAGACATCTTCTACCACATTGAAAAGCTTTACCAGTTTGCCGGAGAACTGGGCGATGTCTGGCTCCCCCACGATGCGCGAGCCAAAAACCTCCAAACTGGCAAGAGTATTGTGGAACAGTTCCTCGAAGCAGGGCTACGTCCGCAGATCGTGCCTTCCCACAAGGTCCGCGACGGTATTTCAGCGGTCCGCAAGGCCTTCCCCGCTGTACGAATCCAGTCTGGCACAACAGGAGATCTGGTAGAGGCGCTTAAGGCCTACCGCAGGCAGTGGAACGACACTTTGCTCATGTTTTCAGACACTCCGTTGCATGACTGGGCTTCGGATTGGGCTGATTGCTTTCGGTACATGTGCCTTGCGGCTAACCCGGATGCGGTTGTGAAGGCCGCATCTAGCAATATCATTGTTACAAATCCTGTTGGTTACAACTTGGAAACCCTTTACGACGATAATCGGGGCAGGTTTGCCCAAAGCAGGAGAATTGCATGACTGAGCAAGTAGACACCCCGTATGCACGGTGGCAGCAAGAAATTACGCAAGCTGTCGAAGACAAAAAGAAGTTTCACGAGCGTGGCATTCGTGTTACTCGCAAGTTCATTGACGAGCGCGGCGCGGCTGAGACCGCAAACCGATGGTTCAATGTCTTTTACGCCAATACCAACATTCTTCAGGCATCGCTCTACGCGCGACTGCCTGATCCACAGGTGTCTCGTCAGTTCCAGGACTACAATGACGATATTGCCCGCGTGGCTGCGCTCATTGTCCAACGTGCTATTACCCAAGACCTGGACGACCCCCGCGATACCTTTGATGCCATGATGCGCCATGCGGTGCAAGATCGTCTCATTCCAGGGCTCGGCCAGGCGTGGCTCCGCCTTGAAACCGATACTGAAGCCATTCCGGCGGCAGAGTTGGTCGACATGGAGCCGCAGCCCGGTATGGAGACAGCGGAGATTGGTGAGAAAGCTTCCGAGGACGGCATCGAGCCTCCGCAACGGATCACTGACCAGCGCGTGTGCGTGGATTACGTCTACTGGCGTGATTTTTTGTGGTCGCCTTGCCGAGTGTGGGAGGAGCGGCGCTGGGTTGCTCGTCGGGTCTATATGGACCGCGAGGAGCTTGTTGAGCGCTTTGGACCAAAGATCGGCAATGACTGTGTTGTCGAGGTCCGCCCCGAATCGGGCACTGAGAAGTACAACGAAAGCAACGTTCTGCCCAAGGACGAAGCAATCAAAAAAGCAGAAGTCTGGGAAATCTGGGAGCGCAGTACTAGGAAAGTGTACTGGTACTCCAAAGGGTACCCAGACCTGTTGGACACACGTGATGACCCGCTGAAGCTGGTGGGCTTCGAGCCGTGCCCGAGGCCTATGCTGGCCAACATTTCCACGTCGAACTCTGTACCACGTCCGGATTACTATATGATCCAGGACCAGTACATGGAACTGGACACAATCAACAACCGCATCTCGCTACTTGTGCAAGCATGTAAGGTGGCGGGGGTCTATGACAAGGGTCAACCCGGCATTGTTCGCCTGCTGCAAGAGGGCAACGACAACTTGTTGATCCCAGTGGATAACTGGGCCATGTTTGCTGAGAAGAACGGTTTGAAGGGTCAAATTGACTGGCTCCCACTTGAGACCATTGTCCAAGCGCTTAACCAGTTGAACATGGCTCGTGAGACCATCAAAGCTCAGATCTACGAGCTCACGGGCATCAGCGACATTGTTCGTGGCGCCTCGAAAGCGTCTGAGACGCTCGGTGCTCAACAAATCAAAGCACAGTTTGCAGGTGTGCGGATCGAGTCACTGCAAGCTGAGATCGCGCGCTTTGCAGGCGATGTACTGCGCATCAAAGCTGAGATGATGGTGAAGCATTTCTCGCCTGAATTGCTCATTACCAAGTCTAATATCATGGCCACTGGCGAAGGCAATGTCGAGTATGTCGGCCCAGCCATGGCACTGCTTGCGTCCGATGTGGGCTTCGAGTGGCGGATCAGTGTTGCCACCGACTCAATGGCGCAGGTCGACTACCAAGCTGAGAAAGCTGACCGTACAGAGTTTCTCAATTCTGTCTCAGGCTTCATGAAGCAGGCGCTCCCCATTGTGCAAGCAATGCCTGAGGCTAAGGCCATGGTAGTAGGCATGCTGAAGTGGGGTGTTGCTGGATTCAAGAAAGCCCAGGAAATCGAGGGTATGCTTGATAAGGAGTTGGATGCGCTCATGAAGCCGCAACCGCCTGAGCCACCTCCACCCGATCCGGCGCTTATCAAAGCCCAGGTGGATGCACAAGCGAAGCAGCAAGAAGCGCAACTTGATGCGCAAGCTCGTCAGCAGGAAATGCAGCTCGAGCAGCAGAAGGCGATGCTTGAACTGCAAAAGGCTGAGCGCGAAGCTCAACTTGAAGAGCAGCGCATGATGATGGAAATGGCGTTTGAGCGACAGCGCCAAGAAGCAGAGCTGGCATTCCAGCGCCAGATGCAAGCTATGGAGCTTCTGGCGCAGCGTATGGAATTGAAGTTCCAGGAATCGCTGGCTGAGATCAAACAGCAACAAGCCGCGAAACCACAGGAGAACGGCGATGGCGCGTAGGTCTTGGGTGTACATTGATGGGGTCGCGTACGAACGCGGCGTGGATGCCATTCCAGAGCGTGATTCGCGAGGACGAGTTATTGCGCCGGATTTGCCTGACTTTGTCTCCCCCATCGACGGCAAAGTATACAGTGGACGCGCGGGTCTGCGTGAGCATTGCGCAAAGCATGACGTTGTGCCAACCGCCGATCTAGCCGGGCTCCCCCCTTTGCCAAGGCAACGCGAGATTGTACGCTCGCGTGAGCAGATTGCTCAGAACAAACGTACTATTGCCGAAATCATCAACTCCAGGACCTAACTATGCCAGACCCAACTGATCGTCGTGAAGCCATTGCGGCTGCCTTTGAAGCTGCAGAAAGCGCAACAAAGGTCGAAGTGCCTGAAACCAAGGTCGAAGTGCCTGAAACCAAGGTCGAAGTGCCTGAAACCAAGGTCGAAGTGCCTGAAACCAAGGTCGAAGCGCCTGAAACGCCGGAAACCAAAGTTGAAACCAAGGTCGAAGCGCCTGAAACCAAAGTCGAGGCGCCTGAGCACCATGAGAAAGACTTGGACAAAGCGCCACAGTCTTGGAAGCCTGCAGAAAAGGCAAAATGGGCAACACTCGACCCAGATATCCGACAAGAAGTGCTTCGGCGTGAGCGTCAAGTTACGCAAGCGCTTAACGAGACAGCGCAAGCTCGCAGCATCGCCAACGAGTTTGCGCAAACTGTGCAACCATACATGGCGCGCATCCAGTCACTGGGCGTGCAGCCAGTCCAAGCTGTGGGTGAACTGCTCAAAGCTGACTACCTACTATCCAGTGCGCCTCCCCCACAACGCGCAGCCTTCATGGCAAAGTTGATCCAGGATTACGGGGTGGACATCCAGCAATTGGATCTTGCGCTTTCTGGGCAATCGTCGCAAGTTGACCCGGTCCAAGCAAAGGTCGATGAGCTACTCCAACAGCGTTTGGCGCCCCTGAACGACTTTGTCAAGTTGCAGAAGCAGCAAGTTGAAGAAGCTGAGCGGCAACGCGCTGAGGCAGCTGCTGTTGAAGTTGCGGCAATGGCCGCCAATACGACGGAGTTCCCCCATTTTGAGCGAGTTCGTGACCAGATGGCAGACTGGATTGAATTTGCCCAGAAAAAAAATATTCACATGGATCTGAAAACGGCCTATAATAAGGCCATAATGTCGGACCCAGAGCTGTCACAGCTCGTCGTACGCCAGCAACAGACCCTTTCGCAAGCAGCGCAGGCTCAGCGAGCGAAACAGGCGTCAGTGTCGGTAAGCGGCGCGCCTAGTGTTACGCCTCGTGGATCACCGCCAGCAACAGATCGTCGTGCCATTATCGCGCAAGCGTTTGACAGCCTCGCAAGCCGGTAACCAGGAAGGCATCTGAAAGTAGTGCGTGATTTTAACTTTCTGGAGATTTTGACATGAGCTTTCCCAATGCGTCCATCAGTGACATCATTGCCACGACGATCCAATCGCGTACGGGCCAAATCGCCGACAACGTGACCAGCAACAACGCCTTGCTGTCACGGCTCAAGCAACGCGGCAACATCAAGACGTTCAGCGGCGGTAATACCATCCTGCAAGAACTTTCGTTCGCATCCAACGGTAACGCTGGGTGGTACAGCGGATACGAGACCCTGCCCATCGCCGCGCAAGACGTGATCAGCGCCGCTGAGTACACGATCAAGCAGGCAGCCTGCCCGGTGACCATTTCCGGCCTGGAACAACTGCAGAACGCCGGCAAGGAACAGATCATCGACCTGATCGACGCTCGTATGAACGTGGCTGAATCGAGCATGGCCAACCTGATCGCATCTGGTCTGTACAGCGATGGCACTGCCGCCGGCGGCAAGCAAATCGATGGGCTGCTCAAGCAAGTCGCAGCAACGCCGACCAATACGGTGGGTGGCATCGACCGCTCGACCTGGCTGTTCTGGAAGAACCAAGTCGCTTCTGGCACCGCGGCCACTGCAGCGAACATCCAGCAGCTGTTCAACGCCATGTGGGCCAAACTGGTGCGCGGCAACGACCGCCCCGACCTGATCCTGGTAGACAACGGCTACTGGTCGCTTTACATGCAATCCCTGCAGGCCATCCAGCGGTTTACCGGCACCGAAACTGCCAAGTTGGGCTTCGTGACCATCAAGTTCATGGATGCTGACGTGGTGCTTGACGGTGGTATGCAAATCAACTGGACCTCGACCGGTGCCGCAGGCACGACCCCGTCGGCTGTCCCGGCCAACACCGCCTACTTCCTCAACACAAAGTACATGCACTACCGTCCGCATGCGCAGCGGAACATGGTTCCCCTGTCGCCGGGCCAACGCTACAGCGTTAACCAAGACGCTGCGGTGCAGATCATGGCGTGGGCAGGCAACCTGACCTCCAGTGGTCTCCAGTTCCAGGGTCGCCTGGCCAACTAATCCAACGGCGGGGACCTTCTCTTGGGGGTCCTCGGGGGTTGTACAAGGTCCCCGCCCGAGGTTTTGAAACAAACAGGAGAACAGCATGAGTCAAGGAAATGCAGCGGCAGCAATCGGGTTGGCCAACACCAACAAGATTCCTGCCATTGGTGAGTACGTACAAGTGGTCACGCGGCCCAGCGCTGATGGTCCGTACATCGGGGTCAACTCCCTGACGCAGTGGACCTACAACCCCGTTCAGGAAGACTTCGCCGCAAGCGGGGGTTTCACGGTCCCTGCCAACAGTGGTGCGGCTACGGGCAAAGTCGCTCGTTTGGTCTCGACCGGTGCCTCCCCCATGACGGTTGCTGCTGACGGGCTTTGCTCAGTGTCCGCGGCTGGCGTGGTCACAGCAACAGCAACCACGGGTCTCTACAAGACCTACATCGCAGCGGGTACAGTCATCCCTGCTGGCGCGTTTCTCTGGGTCTGCCTGGTCTAAGGGGCTCGCATGAGCTTGCCACTGGTCGATGCGAGCGGCGTAGTCCAAACGGTTAGCGGCGGTGTGCCAGTGTCCTGGAACGCAGGACTCGGGTACGCTGCCGATAGTCGTTTGTGCGTAACTAGCACATTGTCAGGCACCGACTCGTATTCTGGTGGCAGGCGTGTCGCTTCTGATGGGGCACTTGTTGTATCCGCGGCAGGTGCTACCCCCTATGTCTACAACGCTGGGTGGCCTTCTGATAGGGATACTGGCGCAGTCATCGTCCAGTCTGGCATCCCACTATCGACCGACCCACGTGTAGCAGGAGTTGCGGTAAACGAATTTGGTATTTTCGTCAGCGAGGGTGCAGCACCGCGGGTAGCTGCGCCTGTTTTTAACCCGCTTCCCGGCAGTTTCGGTGCCGATACTGCAGTCACGATCACCAGCGCAACTCCCGGCGCCACCATCCGGTATACCACCAACGGTACGCCCCCGACAAGCACTTCTGGGACCGTCTACAGCGGTCCAGTCACGCTCACGGGGAACACGGTTCTCCAGGCCATTGCCTACGACGGGGTCCAGCTGGACTCGTCTGTAACGTCCGGCACGTACACCTTCGTGGTTGCGGCTCCGACATTCTTGCCCGCGAGTGGCGCATACACCTCCGCACAAACGGTCACCATTTCTACGACCACGGCAGGTGCGTCGATCCGGTACACCACGGACGGCAGTAATCCTTCCCCTACGGTCGGCACGCTTTACACGGCACCGGTCAATGTCGCGGTCACCATGAGCATCAAGGCGATTGCGTACAAAACCAATTGGGACAGTTCAGCATTTGGCGTCGGCAACTACTCCATCGGGGGCGGGACCGATTTCATGTTGACTTCGGACGACACACTGGACTTCCTCAACGCAGACAGTGGGGCGGAGAACTTGCTCACTGACCTCGCGGTCAACGTTGGTCCCCCGTATGTCGGCCTGTGGAACTACAGTACGCCTGCGACGGCCACCACACCCAACCCCGGTGAGATCATCCATGGGGATAACTTCGTCAGTAAGTTGAACGTCAGTACGCTGGATACAGGTGGCAACGTGATCGATCTTGCACAGATCACTACCGGTGATACGATCCTGATCAATGGGACCCTCTACACCGTTCAATCTCCGACGCAGATGTTCGCGGGATACGGCGCAATTTCCATTGATCCGACAACCCAACAACCCGACGGCCCATATACCGTCACTGTAAATCGCCCATAAGGAGCCAAAATGGCACAAGTCAAATTTGTAACGTGGCTGGCCGGTCTGGTCAATAAGTCCACCCCCACTGACAATGACCAGATGTATGTGGGCGATGCCGGTGTATCGAAATATACGACTTGGGCGCAGGTTAAGGCAACGCTCAAGACGTATTTTGACTCCTTGACAACCACGTTCACCAACAAGCGTATCACACTGAGAACGGTGTCGATCACCAGCAGTGCGACCCCATCCATTGACACGGACGCGACCGATGTATATTTGATCACGGCGCAAACGGAAGCGATTACTGGTATTACGGTCACAGGTACTCCGACAAACTCACAAGGACTGATTGTGGCCATCACAGGTACTGCGAGTCGGGCCATTACCTGGGGCGCTTCGTTTGAGGCTTCTACGGTTGCTCTCCCGACTACGACCTCTGGTACTGCCAAGCTCACGGTCGGCTTCATCTGGAACTCTGCAACGTCCAAGTGGCGCTGCGTTGGAGTCGCGTAATGCTCCAGAACATCCTGTCAATCCTGCAGAAGTCGGTAGCTGCTGCTTGGTCCCCGAGTCAACTGTTCGCAAGCGGTGAACAGGGGGTCTGGTATGACCCGAGCGATCTGACGACGATGTTCACAGGGCTTGGCAATAATGGATCGAGTCCTCTACAACCCATCGGAACTGTTGCGGATCAACCTATTCGCAGTATTTTGGATAAATCCAAGGGATTGCTTCCTACAGGTTCCGAGTTAATTTCCAACGGCGATTTCAGTGGTGGTACGACTGGCTGGACAAGTGTAGTTACAGCCTCGGTAGCTGTTGTTTCAGGCGAACTCAATATCACGACAAGCTCTGCGTATGGACGCGCAGGACAAGCTATTACAACGGTCGCAGGACTTGCATATACATGCACATGTACGTATCGTAGAATATCCGGTACTGGTACAGTCTACGTTGAAGCTAATACATTGATTAACGGGGGGGTTGCGCTGGGTAATACTCCACAAAGTAGTTCCAGTAGCGCTACAACAACTACTTTCACGTTCATCGCGCAAGGTACCAGTACAACTATATTCGCAATCGCCACTGGTTCCGGTGATGTTATTGGACTCGATAACGTATCTGTGAAACTTCTCACTGGCACCCCGGCAGTTGCCCCCAATGATGCAGCCCGTCCGTTGCTCTCAGCGCGGGTGAATCTGCTGGTTGGTACGGCAACACTGTCCACACAGTCTGTTACTGTCGTAGCGGCTCCTCATACGATACAGTTCACTGGCGGTGGAACAGTCACTGCCTCAGGTGCGTACAGTGGAGCTTTGACCAGTGGACAGACCTTCACTACCACCGCAGGGTCTTTGACGTTGACGGTTTCTGGTACTGTGACCAACGCACAACTTCAGATCGGTCCGACCGCTACTACATATCAAGACGTAGTTACCGCGTCTAACTATACCGCGACAGGATTCCCAGCCTACCTCAAGTTCGACGGGGTAAACAGTAAACTGGCTACAAATTCAATAGCCTTTACGACCGATGAGATGTCTAACTTTGTGGGCATCTTTAAATTCGGGAGTGCGACCGTTCAAATATCTTATGAAACATCCAATGAAGCTGCTGGTAATAATGGAACTTTCAATTTAGTTGCCGACACACTTACCACTTATGCAGTCGCCGCGCGAGGTACAACCGCACGTGTTGTGACTGGCACGATAACCTCAGTCACTCCTAAGGTAGTTACAACTTTGATTGATATTTCGGCGCCTTCACAGGTATTGCGAATTGACACCGTGGCCACTACGAGCACGCTCTCTCTAGGCACCGGCAATTTCGGGAACTGGCCGCTTTATATTGGAATGCGTAATCCAAACGTTTTTCCGTTTACTGGTAATTTATACGGAGTGATTATCCGAAATGCCAGTACTTCGGGAGCTACACTGACTAGCGCGGAGCAGTGGGTCGCGGCAAAGACAGGGGTAACATTACCATGAGCAACTTTTCCGCACGGGTTCCGGTGAACCTCCTGCAAGCGACTAATGCTGCCCTTGCCACGCTGGGACACGGCGGCAACAACTTCACTGTCCCTGCTTACGCTGGCCCAACAGCCAGCTACGCGCTGCTCCACGCTTGGGGCGATCCAGCTTTTGAAGCGAATGTTGCGGCGCAACCCGGAGTGGTGATCTTGAGCGGCGATGACCCTATTGCCACCACAAGCGCTGTAGCTACCGGCGCAGGAACTGAATGGGGCGCTGATGCCCTGCCGCTTGAAGGCATTGTCACCCCAGGTCTTTATCGCGACGGCCTGAACGTGCTTTGGTATGTGATCCAGACCTACGACACCGCAACATGGCCTGATCCTGCGCTCGTTCCCGCACTTGTTCGCCGCGCCAAGATCCCTGGTGAGGCCCTTCCATGGGTCCAGCCACTCGACCAGTTCGACGCATATAAACTCGTCAACCCGTTCACGGGCGAGGCGGACCTCTGCACCCACAACGGTGAGACTTGGTACGTCACCCAGGCCGACGGTGCGGGGAACAACATCTGGGAACCAGGCGTGTTTGGCTGGACCGTTGTTGGCGCAGAACCGCTCGACTACGTGACCTACAACAGCGACCCTGTTTTCTATGAATCTCAAGGAGTAACCTATGGCTGACCTGATGTCTGTTCTGACTGACGAGGATGTTGTTCCACGTCGGTTCACGGGGGCCTTTACCGGGCTCCTCACCCGCGCCAAGATTCTTACTGCGCTTGGTCCTGCTGCCCCGCTTGCTCGCAATACCTCGTTCGTTGTCGAGAATGCGACCAAGGCGTGGTTTGTGCTGTACGACCAAGCAGCGGACCAGTATTGGTTTGAAGAACTGACGCAGGCCACATGAGGAAAACTTTCGCTGGAGCTATCCTGGTTAGCCTGCTATTTGTAGGGTGCTCCAGCACGAAAGTTAGTCATAATTCCCGGACCCTTACGTGCTTGGGGTTCTGCGCTGAAACCGTAATCAAGCACGAAACTGAAAAACCCCCAACCGAAAGGGCCCCAAATGACCCCCACTTATGAAAGCAATGCAATGGACTTCGAGCAGTCTCGTGAGTACGATGGCGACAGTAAGCTGTTTGTCGTCTTCTTCCGCGGCACCCAGCTCAATGAGGCGAAGTCCCAAGAAGCTGGCCGGCCCATCCACGATGATGTGGATATGATTAAGATCGTTGTCCCTGGGCAGCGTGATACCGTTGTTGCCATTGCGGACCACAGCTACCAGCAACGATTTCCGAAGCAATGGGCGCAGTTCAAAGCCAATGCTGAGCAAACTGCGAGCGGCACGCCCTTGTCCGAGGTCACTTGGCTTACGCCGGCCCAGATTGCCGATCTGAAGGCAATGAACGTCCACTCTGTGGAACAGCTTGCATCAATGCCTGATGCCAATGCGCATGCGTTCATGGGTTTCCATGGGCTCAAGCAACGTGCTGCGGCGTACATCGAGGCAGCTGCTGGCGCAGCTCCCCTTCTGAAGATGCAAGCTGCGCTTGATGAGCGTGACGCTCAGATCGCAGCAATGCAAGCGCAGCTTGACAAGATTATGGCTGCGCAAACCAGCGCAAAAGCTTCGGGAACGAAGTAAGGAGCATTTATGGCCCGCTACTGGACTACTTTGCAAATTACAAACCAAGTTGCTGGCGAGCTTGGTTTAACTCCGGTGTCCACAGTTGTGGTCCAATCGGATGTACAAGTGCTCCAGTTGCTGGCCTTGCTCAATGCTGCAGGCAATGAACTGTTGCTGTACTACCCATGGGAGCAATTCCGGAAAGAATGGGTGCTTGAGACAACCATTGGTACTGGTGCGTACAGCTTGCCGGCTGACTGGAACTACGCGTTAGACCAAACCCAGTGGGACCGCACCAATCACTGGCCCTTGCTTGGTCCAAAGACCGCGCAAGAATGGGCCTGGCTTAAGGGTGGGCTGTTGGCAACAGCTCCTCGTATGCGGTATCGTATCTACGATAACCAGTTTCATATCTGGCCCGTGCCGGAGGTTCAGTCCTCCCCCAATACATTCAGACTCGCGCTGGAATATGTCGTACGTACTTGGGCTACCACGCTTAGCGATACGCAAACGCCAGTGCCGACAGACTACGTAACCAAAGACGAAGACGTGGTCATGTATGATCCGTGGTTGGTTGTCAAGTTGGTCAAAATGAAGTTCTACGAGCTTAAAGGCTTCGAGACAACCAACGTCCAATCAGACTTCATGCGGGTATTTAATGCGCTAACTGGCAAAGACACCGGTGCGCCGATCTTGTCATTGGCAAGTCGGCCAATGAGCCAGTATTTGGGCCCATGGTCTGTTCCAGATGGTAATTGGAATGTGGGGCAGCCATGAGTTTTATGTCACCTGCCGCTGCGGTTAACAAAGTTGCCACTGTGCCGGCCCCAACTGGTGGGCTGAATGCTCGTGATTCTTTGGCCAATATGCCAGAGACGGATGCCATTACTTTGAATAACTGGTGGCCGGTGCCGTATGGCTGCAAAGTACGTCCAGGTAGTTTGGCTTGGTCTTTGAATGTACCAAGCGCCGCAGGTACGCTTGCCGTATGGAATAGTGTATCCAGTGAGTCTAAGCTGTTTACGTTTGGTATTGTCGATGACCCTGGTGAGTGGGATGTCGCAGTCTATGATGTCTCAACCAAAGCTACGTCATCTGACCCAGTACCAACGCCAGTATTTGTAGGACTTGGCAGCACCTCCCCCAATACGCTTCAGGTGGTTAACGATGGGGGTGCACACCTGTTCTTGGTTAGTGGTAATAATGGGCCTGTGGTAGTTTACAATTCTACAGGTTTTCATACCATTACTATGGACGCAGGGCCTGCGCCGGAGCCACCGGCGGATTATACCTGGTATGCAGGACTCGGGAACAAAACAACGCAAATGACTTCCCATCAGGGGCGTGTCTGGGCTACAGACTGCGAGTCATCGGTTGCATGGTATCTGCCGGTAGATGCAATTTGGGGCGAATGGAAGCCGTTTGACCTTGGCCCGCAGATGACGCTTGGTGGTGCAATTCAATCGCTCACGACATGGACTATTGACGACGGTAATGGCGCGGAAGATCATCTTGTAGCCATTACTACACAGGGGCAGGCAATTGTTTACGGAGGTTCTGATCCTTCAGATAGTGCTACTTGGAGTCTTGTTGGTGTATATAACATTGGTGAACCTGTAGGCAAACCCGGGCGCAACATCATTAAGGTGGGCGGTGACTTGATTGTGCTTACGCAGCGTGGTCTAGTTTCAATGGCCAGTCAATTGGTTAGCACGAGGGTCAATGACCGTGCAACTGGGGTTAATTCTGCTAAAGTACAGCTGTTGATCTCTACTATTGCATCCCAGAATCCAACGCATCCAGATTGGCAGTTGTTTTACTTCCCACAAGAAAACCTGTTTATCATCAACCTGCCGCCAGACCGTAAAACTGTAACCCAGCGCCAACTGGCTGCAAATCTTGTTACAGACGCATGCCCTTGGACTGCGTTTTCGAGCATTGCGGCACAGTCGTGGGTTATCTACGATAATGCACCCTTCTTCGGTACGTCAGATGGGCGAGTTTACCGTGGTTGGACCGGATGGCAAGACGAAGTTGATCTGGACGGGTTGAACGGCCGGGATGTAAAGACCCAAGTACAACAGGCATATTCCTACCTTGGCTCCCCCGCTGTACAGAAGCAAGTGGGGATGTACCGACCTGGGTTCTTGGTGTCTGAGAGCATCACATTCGGGGCGACTATTGAGTACGACTTCCTCGTGCGTCGACTTCGGATTCCTAGCGCAGGCTATAGTCAAGCAGACTTCAGTCTTTGGGCGACTGCTGGAGCACCAAGCGTGCTTGATGGTATTTGGGACCAAACAGTTTGGTCTGGTGGTGTCTTTCCTCACAGACGTTGGATTCAGGCTGCAGGACTAGGGACCGCAGCTTCCTTGCGTATGTCTATGGCAAGCCGCTCAGACATCCTCTGGGTCGCAACTGATTACTCGTATAAGGTGGGCGGGCTGCTGTGATAGTGACGGACTGCCAGCAACGTATGCAGGACTGGTTGTGCACCAGACTAGAGCGGTCATGCTCCCCCAATATGCGCTGCATTGGTAATATGTCAAATGGCAAGCTGATTGGTGTGATTGGCTTGGATGACTGGGATTCTGCTAGCGTCCAAATGCATGCAGCAGGCTATGGTAATTGGATTACTCGGGATTTCCTCTGGGCTGTCTCAGACTATATCTTTAACGTAGCCAAGGTCAATGTTGTGTATGGGTTGATCCCTAGCAATAATGCGCGATCCCTTAAAATAGCGCAACACTTTGGATTCGTTTCGGTGTACAATATCAAAGACGGCCACGCTGCGGGCGACCTGATTTTGCATTTACTTTACCGAGATGGTTGTAAATACTTGAATAGGACGGTCCGCCATGGGCAAGAAAGCCGCGACACCTGCAGCGCCTAACTATATGGCGCTTGCCGAAAAGACTTCGGCTTCGCAAAACCCGAACCAGACTACGCCGTGGGGTAACTTACTGCGTACGCAGAATGCCGATGGGTCATGGCAGCAAACAACTACGCTCAATCCTGAAGATCAGGCGCGGTTGGATGCGCAACGCCAAAACCAAATGCAAGCTACTGGGCTGCAGGGCGGCTTGCTTGGTCAAGCAGCCCAAAGTATGGGCACGCCATTTCAATCTCAGGCTATGGACCCAGGGTTTGGTGGGGTGGACGCGCTCAAAAACCAGTACCTGGACTACGTGCGCCCAGATATGGAGCGCCAACAGTCGGCGTATGCCAGCGCACTGCGCCAACGTGGTATTCCTATGAATAGCGAAGCGTGGAGCAATGCTACACGCGCCATGATGGACAGTGATGCCCGTCGTATGTGGGAAGCTACTGACAAAGCAACCAGCGCCTACAATGACATCTTCAACCGTGGCCTGGCTGCGGACACCAATGCCCGAGTCAACCGACAGCTCCCCCTCGCTGAAGCTTTGCAAATGCAATCTTTGACTGGTCCGGTTGGTATGCCCGTTATGCCAAATCCTGGTGCTGGTGTTGACTACCTTGGCGCTGGTAACCAGCAGTACCAAAACGCGCTTGCAGCTGCCAATGCGCAAAATGCCCAAAGAAGCGGTATGATTAGCGGGCTTATGGGTCTCGGCGGATCCATTTTGGGCGGGCCGATCGGTGGCATGCTCGGCTCGTCTTTGGGTGGCATGCTCGGCGGCGGTGCCTCCATGCCAAGCAGCTTTGGCTCATACAACGGGCCTGGCTACGGCTACAAGGCACCGTGGTGAGGTGACTATGCTCTTTGATCCAAACATTGACTTCAACGCCCAAACGGCGCAGGCCCAGCAAGCACGTGCCTACGCGGATTTACTCCGCAAGCAGGCAATGCAGACCCAGATGCCGCAAGGTCAAATGGTCAGTGGGCACTTTGTCACCCCGCACTGGACCCAGTACCTTAGTGGTATTATGGACAAGCTTAATGCGGGGTGGCAGGATCGTGTTGCCACCAATGCTGAACAGTCCGCGCTAGGCGCGCAAGCCCAAGCAGCTCAGCAGTGGCGTGCAGGGTTGCCAGAAGCTACTGCAGCACAGCCCGAAGTGCCATTCCAAGCAGCGACGCCCTTTGGTTCTCGGGATGTGCCACAGCAAGATGCCGTAGCTGGCTCCCCCGCAGTACCGTATCAACCAGTACCTACAGCCGCGCGCCTGAAGCACACGCTTGCAGGTCTCGCAAACCCGACTACGGCCAAAGAAGCCATGCTTTGGAATCAAGGCATGGCCGAAGAGGCAACACGGGAGGACCAGCAACAATCTCGGCGCGAAGCCCAGATTGCGCAGCTCGAAGCCCGTCGTGAGGAAGCATTGCGGAGAAGCGAAGATCTTCGTTTGACACGCGAGCAACAAGCAGCATCTCGAAAAGAAGCACTACAGATGCAACTGCAAATTGCTGAGATGAACAACGCCACACGCCGTGATCTTGCAGCTTTGTCTGCAAGTACTCAACGCAGCATTGCTGAGATGCGTCGTAGTGATTCAGCGGGTAAATCGCAAGAACGCATTGAAAAGCAGCTCCCCGTATTGGCCGAGCGGACAAAGGAGATCAACCCACTTATTTCTGCTGGTCAAACACTCCAGAACTTGTTTGATACACACGAAGACAAGCCAATTGCAGGGTTTGGCTACGTGGGCAAATTGCCTGGACAAATGCTGTCTGCGCAAGGTAACGCCAACCGAGCTGCACTGAAGTCGTTTACCAATGCTATCATGCGGGCAAACGCCGGTCTTTCGCAAACCATTGCGGAGCAGCAAAACGTGAACCTGGAGACGCTTGCAGACGGTAACTATACAGAGAAGGAAATCCGTAAAGTTTGGCCAATCTTGCGAGAAAAAGCCAACGACGCCCTCAAAGGCATTACTGCAGGTTTTGACCCAGAAGCAGTCGAAATTTACAAGTCACGTGGTGGTCTGGTAAGTCCGATCACGCCAAAAAAGAAAGCTACGGTAGCACCTACTGGCGGTTGGAAGATTGAAGAGGCCAAATAATGCCTACGTACAAGATCACTGCGCCTGATGGGAAGGTCTACAACGTAACCGGCGACGGTACTGCGGAGGAAGCGCTTGCGCAGTTCCAGGCTCAGTACAACGTACAGGTTGCACCACGTCAAACGCAGCCGGGCACACCACCACAAAATTCTGAACCGTCGGCCGTGGCCGAACCCGGTTTTGTCGATTACGCCAAGGACATTGGCAAAGGTTTGCTGTACTCGGGGCAACGGGCTTCGGCCGGACTTACCGGAATGCTCCCCCGCAGTATTGAGCAATTCCTTGTTAAGCAAGGGGTTAGCCCAAGTCAAGAGCAGCTTGATGCAAGTAAAGCAGCTGTTACAAAAGGG